GAGCGCCGAAGCAGCACTTGGCAATTGACGAGTGGTTTAGAACCATGGGTTTCACACTCAAGGTCGAAGGGCTTGTGACTAAATTCAACCACATCGAGTTTTGTCAAACCCAACCATGTAAAATTGACGGCAAGTGGGTGATGGTGAGGGGACTGAAGGCGTTGGCCAAAGACGCCTACTGTCTCAAACCACTCCAAGTGCTCAAGAAATGGATGGCGCAAGTAAAAGGTGGTGGATTAGCGACATACGGGAGTGTGCCAATTTATTCTGCTTATTATAAATCAATGCCTGGAGTAGGGTCGTCGAAAAGGGAGCTGCTTTATGGGACTGGGATGTACTACTTATCTGATGGAATGTCAAGTCGACAGGAAGTCACTCTCGAAAACCGAGTGGAATTTTGGGAGACCTTCGGCGTTACGCCACGGGAGCAGGAGGTGATAGAGCGTGCATACATGGAACTCGAATATCAAGAGCAGGTTAGTCTCCTTGATCACGGACCTTTATATTTACCGCTCCCGGTAATATAAGTTGATCAAGTTATTAGATTTATATAGGTTATATTTAACGATGCCACCTAAAGCGAAAAACAAACCCAAAAACAACAATAACACACCCAATGACACAAGCAAGAAGTTGAAGGATTTGTCCAGCAAGCTTGACACAGTTATGAGTCGGATTCCGAAAGGATCGTTCGCTAAGGCAGGAATGACTGCCGGAAGCATGTTCGGACCTGTCGGTGCGAAGGCTGGTGCTGTGCTCGGAGCCGGCATATCCAAAATTACAGGATTTGGTGACTATGTGGTACAGGAGAACTCTATGACGAGGAGCTCGTTTTCATCTTCCGACGTTCCGTCTTTCGGCGTCGGGAATAGTGAGGTACGAGTAACCCACCGTGAGTTTGTACAATCAATTTCCGTGCCAACGAACCCTACGGAGTTTCACAACACCACATACGACATCAATCCTGGAAACAACGCCTTGTTTCCTTGGCTGAGCAAGATTGCTCGCAATTACCAACAATATCGTATCAATGGTATGGTCGTGACGTTCAAGTCGATGACTAGCGAGTATTCAACAGCCGGGTCTTTGGGCACTGTTGGCATCGCCACTAATTATAATGTTAATGATGTACCCTATCCTAATTTGGTCGCGTTTGAGAACAGCCAGTTCGCCGTCGTGAACAAGCCTAGCCTAAGCATTGTCCACGCCATCGAGTGTAAGGAGTTTGCGAAGAACGGGCTCCAATTGTATGTACGTGATCCCGGCAACGAGGATGCAGTGACGAGTGACGCCAGATTTTACAATTTTGGCAAGCTGCAGGTTATGACCGATGGGTTGCCACAGGCCGCTGATACTACGCTTG